ATGATGTCGCAGCAGCTAAGGCGGGGATGAATATCTTGCTAAAGCCTCTGTATGACTTGCAGCAGTCTCAGAAGAAGACTAAGCACAAGATATATAAGCCAGCAATGGTGTTCACTATAGGCAACCATGAGAACCGTATCGATAGGGCTGTCAACAACAACCCTACGCTGGACGGTCTAGTGACCACTGATGATCTTGGCTACGCTGACAACTGGGAAGTGCACGGCTTTCTGCGCCCTGTGTTTATCAATGGCGTGGGCTTCAGTCACTACTGGCCTGTCGGTGCTATGGGGCGACCAGCAGGGACGGCAGCAGCGCTGATTAGCAAGCTGCACATGTCCTGTGTTGCTGGACACCAACAGGGCAAGCAGTTGGCTTACGGTAAACGTGCTGACGGCAAGGCCATAACAGGGGTCATCGTAGGTAGCTACTATCTGCACGATGAGGACTACATGGATCAACTAAGCAACCGCCACTGGCGAGGGCTGATGGTGATGAACGAAGTTAACGATGGGCATTTCGATGAGATGCTCCTCAGCATTGAATACTTGGGGAAACGGTATGGGAGTGTATAAATCATTTTTAGAGTCCGAAGAGAATACGAATACGCTCATGGACGGCCTTAAAGAGTACATGGAAAACTATCCTTTTGATGAGCCAACAATGGATAGTATTGAGCGACCCTCTCACTACCAAGGAGGTATCGAGGCGATAGAGTACATCAACAAGAATGGGCTGGGATATAACGAGGGTAATGTAGTCAAGTATGTTACCCGACATAAGAAGAAGAACAAAGCAGATGACATTCGCAAGGCTATACAGTATTGCAAATTCATTCTGCGTTATGAGTATGGTGAGGACTCATGAACAACTTCACCTTAGAAGAACTAAAGGAGAGGCTCGCTAGGCTCGACGAGGTGACGCTACTGGAACTACTCAACATCAACAGTGAGGAACTTCTGGATGCGTTCTCAGACAGAATAGAGGGTCTATATGATAAACTGCTTCGTGCACTGATAGATTAAAATGAAAGAAACATTGACACATTACCAAACATACATCGCCAAGTCTCGCTATAGTCGGTACTTGGATGATAAACGACGACGAGAGCATTGGGGTGAAACCGTATCACGCTATATGGAGTTCATGGACAAGCATCTTCGGGAAAAGCATAACTACTACCTGGACGGCGATCTGCACAATGAACTGCGGGAAGCCATCACCAACCTAGAAGTGGTGCCATCGATGCGGTCTATCATGACAGCCGGTGAAGCTCTTGAGCGACAGAACGTAGCTGGTTACAACTGTAGCTATCTTCCAGTGGATGACCCTAAAGCCTTTGACGAGGCTATGTACATCCTGCTGTGTGGAACCGGAGTAGGCTTCTCTGTAGAGGCTCACTACGTTAACAAGCTACCAGATGTGCCGTGTAAGCTCTTCGAGAGCGACACTACCGTAGTGGTAAGGGATAGCAAGGAAGGATGGGCTAAGTCGTTACGTCAGATTATCGCTCTGCTGTACGCTGGAGAGATTCCTAAGTGGGATGTGTCTAAGGTGCGCCCTGCTGGGGCTAGGCTGAAGACCTTTGGTGGGCGAGCTAGTGGGCCAGGGCCGTTAGAGGATTTGTTCAAGTACGTTACAAACAAGTTCAAAGCTGCTGTTGGTCGTAAGCTGACAACACTAGAGGCTCACGACATCCTGTGTAAGATTGGTGAGGTAGTTGTCGTAGGCGGTGTACGCCGTAGCGCTATGATCTCCCTGTCTGATTTGAGTGATGATAGGATGGCACACGCTAAGGCAGGGAATTGGTGGGACGGCAACGGGCAGCGAGCACTAGCGAACAACAGCGCTGTGTACTCTGTCAAGCCTGACGTAGGACAGTTCATGCGAGAGTGGGTAAGCATCTATGACTCGCACAGCGGTGAGCGTGGAATCTTTAACAGGTACGCCAGCGAAGGGCAGGCAGCGAAGAATGGGAGGCGTGAACTTGGAAAAGAGTGGGGTACTAATCCTTGCAGTGAGATTATTCTGCGACCTTATCAGTTTTGTAATCTTAGCTCTGTTATCGTTAGGGATGATGATGATCGTGATTCTCTCCTTCGCAAGATCAGGCTGGCTACTATTCTGGGGACGTTTCAGTCAACCCTTACGCACTTCCCGTACTTGCGAAAAGTCTGGCAGCAGAACACTGAAGAGGAGAGGCTTCTAGGTGTGTCGATGACAGGCATCTTAGATAACAAGTTACTTAACAACCCTGACGACCCTAAGTTGCCAGGACTTTTAGAGGAGTTAAAAGCTCATGCCATTGAGTGCAACGCTACTCTTGCTGATAACATTGGAATTAGTCGTTCTACTGCTATTACCGCAATTAAGCCAGAGGGGACTGTATCACAGCTTTCAGGCACTGCAAGCGGTATCCATCCTCAACATAGTAAGTATTTTATTCGTAGGGTGCGTTCTGATAACAAAGACCCTATTACAGATTTCCTAAAGAATTCTGGGTTCCAGTGGGAGCCATGTGTGATGAAGCCCGATAGCACTACCGTGTTCAGCTTCCCTATGAGCGCTCCTAAAGGGGCTACTCTGCGGGACGACTTAGACGCTATCAAGCATCTTCGCCTGTGGCTGTTGTTCCAGCGCCACTATTGTGAGCATAAGCCTTCAGTGACCATCAGCGTCAAGGAAAGCGAATGGCCTGCTGTAGGGGCTTGGGTGTGGGAACACTTTGATGAGATAACAGGAGTGTCGTTCTTGCCAATGGACGGTGGCACTTATAAGCAGGCTCCTTACGAGGAAGTCAGCGAGGAGGAGTGGGCTAGGTTGAAGCAGATAACCCCTGCGACAATCGATTGGGATAGTTTCGTGGAGGTCACAGACAATGTTGAGGGGGTGCAAACACTCTCCTGCACTGCCGGTGGCTGCGAAATCTGATGGCTATGAAGTTTGCTGGCTGCGGACACCAGTTAGCTTACTTATGGGAATCGAGGGGAGTAGCGCTCAAGAGCTTTTCGGAGAATGGCGAGAGAACTATGGAAATCAGGTCGCTTTGTCTTGCTTGCTATGCTGAGCAGATAAAAGCTAACAATGTGCTAGCGACTAAAGAGCAGCAAGATGCTTGGCTCAATAGTCCTAAAACCTTGAAAGGGGTAAACAATGGAAAAACTGACAGAGTTCGTGAAGAAGAACAAGTTTATAGTGATTGCGGTTGCAGTGATGCTGCTAATGTTCTGGTCGGGCGTTGTACAAGCTGCTGTAAAGGGCTTTAACGTAGACGAGATGGGTGGTAGGTTGGAGCTACATGACACTGAATGTACACAGTTCGCTAATGCCGATGGGGTAGCTTCTTACACTTTTCAAGAAGAGACCATCACAGGCTGCTGGAAGTATCTCGCAGAAGAGAATGCAATCTATGTCATTATCGAGGGCATCCTTGTTGCTTTGCCTGCGGTAGCGTTCATTTCACCTTAATAAGTTAGTAAGGGGGGGCTGTAATGGCCTCCTCCTTCTGGAGAGTCTATGGTCAAGCACAGAGATAAATTAGCACCTGAACAGCCACCGCAAAAGCGGGAGCCAAAGAACAGCCTACGAGTTAAGCTGGACGACATGATAACTATTGAGCCTCTAACACAGGTTCAGCGAGAATTCTTTACCGCCTACCAGCGCAGTGACTACTTCATAGCTCTGCACGGTGTAGCGGGGACAGGTAAGACGTACATAGCATTGTACAAAGCATTGGAGGAGGTGCTGGATAGGAACAACCCATTCAATAGAGTCACTGTTATCCGAAGCTCTGTACAGGGCCGGGACATGGGCTTTCTGCCTGGGGATGCTAATGAGAAGATGGACATCTACACACAGCCCTACAAGCAAATCTGCTCAGAGTTGTTTAGACGTAAGGACGCATGGGATAGGCTGGAAGAGCAGGGACACATAGAGTTTGTCTCTACCAGCTTCATTAGAGGCATGACATTCAACAACTCTGTGCTGGTTGTCGATGAGATGCAGAATATGAACTTTGAAGAATTAGACACCATTATCACTCGTGTTGGGGCTAAATCAAAGATTCTCTTCTGTGGCGACTACAGGCAGACAGACTTGAAGAAGAAGGAAGACAAATCAGGTATCCTGAAGTTCCTGGAGATTGCAGGCAACATGAGGGAGTTCAGTAGGTTTGAATTCGGAATCGATGATATTGTTCGTAGCTCCTTAGTTAAGAACTATATTGTAGCGAAGACGAAGTACGAAGACAAGGAGTGATATGACTAAGCGAGATAAGATGGAGGAAGTGGAGCAGACGGTATTATCCCTGCCTAATGACAGCATCAGGACGATGCCTATTAAGTTCAACAGCCATGTATTCTACTTGGACGAGGACGTAGGCGACCCTTCGATGTACAGGGACATTACTCACATGTTGTTGACATGCAGCCCAGAGGACACTGTGAGCATCATTATCAATAGCTGTGGCGGTCGTCTAGATAGTGCCTGTCAGCTAATGGAGGCTATTGAGGCTTGTCAGGGCAAGGTACAAGCGACAGTCATCGGAGCAGCCTACAGCGCAGCATCGATGATTGCCTGCGTAGTGCCAGAGGTGCGTATCACAGACTCAGCAGAGATGATGATCCACACCGCAGCCTACGGCACTGTCGGCACTGTCCCTAACGTGAAAGCGCACACAGACTTCATCACTGCTCAGGTTAATAACTTGATTGATAAGGTCTATGGTGATTTTCTCACCCCTGAT